GTGACTTAAGGATTGCGTCATGGCAAGATGTCATAGACCACAACTTAATTTACGACGACGTGTGGGTACTCCCTAGTAAATATGCACTGTATAAAGTCAAGATCTTTGAGGTAGCAAAGCCTGGAAAACCAATTCGCTGTATTGGGGATCTAGGCTGCCCCGCTTCGTTACAAGGTTTTCGCCTTACAAAATTCACTAAACAAGCAATGTTCTCACAGAAGATAGAGCTGGAAGGTGGAATCATTGAGTTCTGTAAAGAACCATCGACTTCCGCCCTCTCAACCATCTTTGAGAATTTAATAGACCCTCCAGGTCGCTATAGTTTTGTGTATTTTTCAGACGATTCATGTTTGTCGATTAGAACGTCTACGGGTATCCTTAGATGTAACATTGACATTTCATCCTGTGACGCTTCGCACACAGCCGCCTTATTTAAGGCTTACATAGATATACACCCTGAAGAACTGAGAGAAGATGCAACTCGCCTTGTAAAACAATGCGAGCAAGCAATCACGGTTTGCGATCCTTATGACAAGAAACGCAAAGTCACCCTCAAGCCCAAGGAACCCCGTCTTTACAGTGGGGCAACAATTACAACTGCAATTAACAATCTTGCTTGTATTTTGCTAGGCCATGCCTTTGCAACTTGCAAGATTGAGAATGCGGAGGATGTTGTTGCCGCCGCTCGAAAAGTGGGGTACATTGTGACTTGTGAGGAGTGTCGTGATTGGCATGACCTTCAGTTCCTCAAGCACTCGCCCGTGTATGATATGTACGGTATCATCCGACCCTTGTTAAACCTTGGAGTGCTGCTGCGCATGAGCGGCACTTCAAAAGGTGATGTTCCCGGTGACAAAACTGAAACCATGGAGAACAGAGCAGTGAGGCATCAATCCTCGCTCTTACAAGGGGCATACCCCCGTGCCAAATTCACTCTCATCAACAATATGAAGGAATCTTGCTCTAGATATGAAAAAGCGTCCGCTCGTGTGCAAAAACAGATTGATCGACAGATCAATGACATGTTCGCATATAAGCTGCATCACGAGGTGCATGACGACGTTTTTCACGTCAAGAGTTCAGAAGTCTTCGCCCGGTATCGTCTTAATTCACTTGAGATTGCCGAGATGGAGTG